TGCCAAATTTTTTATGGTTATAGGGGTAACGAATTTTTGTGCCACTTGCGACCTCAATCGCTATTGCTTCTCGTTCGCTGACCCCTCAAGGTCAACTATGTTTTAAACTGCGGTTACGACAATCCTAAACGCATTTGCTGAGTGACTGCCCAACAATACAACAGTGACCGTGTCAGCATTGGTTCGATTAACATCACCGATAACAGTTTCGCCTGTTGCTACTTCGTACACCTGAACAATTACATCAGTTGTATTGAAATTATGAACAACGGCTGTTGTTGATGTTCCACCCACATGCGCCGTATTACCTTGAGCGGCAACGCGAGCAAGAGTTGCGGTAGTCGTAGAAGCCGCACCAGCAGTGGTTTTAATACCAAGGTTTGTTCTTGCAGTAGTCGCATCGCTTGCACCAGTACCACCGTCTGCAACAGCAACATCTGTACCGTTCCAAACGCCTGCCGTAATCGTGCCAAGGGTTGTGATTGAAGACTGACCAACATAGGTTGACGCAATATCAATGGCATCAGCCACAATTGCCGTGCGGTTTGCAGTTACGTTGACATTAACTTGTGTGCCACTCTTTGAGAGTCCATCTCCTGCTTCAAACGAACCGGCGCCAGAGAACTGTGTCCAAGTAATGTTTGTTGAACCAACGGTAATTGTTCCGTCTGTAGAAACAACAAAACCAGAATCAAAGTTGACAGTTCCTTCTTCAACGAAAACAAAAGTTCCTGACTTAAGTTCACCTGTATCGGCTGTGCCGTTTGCGTCAGATGAACGAGAAGCCGCACCAGAAGCAACGGCGACATAAATACCGTTTTCAGATGCTGTAGTTTGGTTCTTAAGAAGTACACGGTCACCAGCGACAAGTACGACTCCATCAATTGTGTCGCCAGCCTCAAGTCCGGTAGAAATGGCTACGTTTGCTGTTGACGCAAGTCTTACGGATTGCTTAACATCAAGACCTTGACGCGCTGAGTCAACATAGCCTTTGGTGGCAATGTGTGCGGCATCTGTTGGGGTTGCAACCTTTGCGTTTCCTGAGCCATCTCGCTTGACAAGTTTGCTTGCAGTCGCATCCGAGGTTGCATCTGTGAGCATCTGCCACATTGCGGCTGGCAATAGACCAGCACTATCGGTATCAGCAACAGCGAGGGTAAGAGTGATTGTGCCGTTTGACTCCGAAACCGTAAGTGCTTCAGCAATACCAGCGCCACCGCCAGAAACAAAGGAGTGAGGAATGGATTTGAATGCAGAACCCGTATAAATCTTAAGGGTGTCGGTCGTGGTGTTGTAGATTGTCCGACCCTCAAAGTTGCCACTACTTGGGTCGGTTGCTACCTTTTCAAAGGTGGCATTACGCAGTTCGTTCTGATTGAGGTCTAGGTGCGTAAGAAATTTTTGAGCCATGTTACTTCCTTATGTGAGATAAGCCTTACCCGAAAACGCCGCTGAAAAATTAACCGTGATTTGAGTCGTGCTGTTATATATTACATCACCAACAACGTGTGTATCCGCAGAATCGACAATCGTTACTGAAGGTTTGCCACCCAACGTATGAGTAATCACCCAAGTAGTCGAAGCCTGCCCTTGAGTATGTTCATGGCGACGAGTATTGGCTGCACCAGAATTTGCCCTAACGGTTACAAGGTTTGGAGAGTCTTGATTAACAATTACTTGATTAGCAGTATCTTGATTGATGTAAACCTGATTAGGTACGTTGCTCATCTAGTGACCTCACGTATCAAGGTGACATCCCCACGAATTACTTTCGAAACCGTTCCACCAGCACTTATGATTTCTAGGTCATAAACCCCACTAGTTTCAATGCCTGCCGTGTCAGCAGCAGTAATACTCAAAGAAATCTCGTTATTTTTAGTAGGTGCCCCAGCAATGTTGGGATTAATTGCTATTCGACCGTTTTCGGTGGTCAAAGTAATCATTGGAGCTGCAGTGTCAATAGTTCTGCGGATATGCATCCGAGCGGTAAAGCCCGCCAAATTAAAGTTTTCAAAAGTTTGACCTGTGGGGTCTGTGGTTAGGTCTGGTTGTTCGATGGCAATAAGGCGTCCAAAAGTAGAGCCCTGTTCTATTGTTATGTTGTAAACACCAGCAATCACGGACGCGCTCTCCTAATCAAAGACCTAAAAGATTGTAGATTAGGAACCCCTGTCCCTACGGACAGTTTCAGATTAAAGTACTGAAACAGAGTCCTTATTTGAACCAACTTTCTTTAAACCCATGCTGATAGCAATTGACGCCGCTACTGCAGTGACACCAATTTTAAGGTTTCCTGTGTCGGTCAAAGCATCAAAGCTTGAACCTGCTGCCACCCATGCACCAAGATATGCGGTCACGAATGTTTTTGCTGCCTGTTCAACTACTTGCTTGATAAATGCTACGCTCATTTTTCCTCCTAGACGTATTTGGTCCTATTTAAAGTTTATCACAACGCAAAGAATCGATTAGAGTGAACTTATGTCAAAAAAACCTTCAGTGGCTTTCTTAACCCATGATTGGTCTTTAGGGGTCAGCCCGGTTGAGCCAAGCGGGTGTGCTTGGTATAGATGTAAATTGCCATCGGATGAATTAAAAAAACATGGTTGGACATCCACTGTTGGGTTCCCTGGATTTAACGAAACTAATGGTTTTGGTTTAATGCTCTCAAACGGAGATGCAATACATGGTTGGGACATTATCGTATTTAAACTACTAATGCATAGAGAGGTTTTGGAGGGCATATCCAAAGCTCAGGCATTAGGCCAAAAAATTGTAGTTGATATTGACGACGCCCACGATGAATTAGATAAAGCCAATAAAGCATACTACCTAACAAGTAAAGAATTTCATGCTGATTACAATCGAGAAATCTATGCTCAAATAATTATGGCAGCCGATGCTGTCATAACCTCAACCCCATATTTATTTAATTACTATGCAAGCAAAAGAAATAACGTATATATGGTCCTAAATGGTATTGACTTACCAAGATGGAAAAAAAATAAATTCAAAAAAAATAAACATTTAAATATTGGATGGGTTGGAGCAACAAACTATAGGTCAAGAGACCTAGAACAACTTTCTGGATTCATTGGTCAATATATAGAAGAACGTAAATTGTGGTTTACGCATTCCGGGCATCAAGAAGATGCCATCGCCGCTAATTTTCAGCTTGGAATTCCTGGCGAATTTGTTGCAAAACTAAAACCTTTAATACCTATATCTAAGTACCCATCTCTTTTCAAAGACATGGATATAGGTATAGCCCCCTTGAGAGACATACCTTTTAATCATGCGAAATCATATATTAAAGGGCTAGAGTATGCGGCTGCTGGAGTCCCTTTTATTGCAACCAATATTGCCGAATATGCCACATTAGCAGCAGGTGGCGTTGGAAGAGTAGCTAGTACAGCAGATGAATGGATATACCACCTAGATGAGTTATTAGATACTTCTAAGAGAAAAGACGAAATAGAAGTAAATTATGAAAATTTACAAAATTTTACAATGGAAAAAAGAGGCTACGATTGGGACGCAACTCTTAGACATATGTTAGAGAATCTATGATTACGGTTGGAGGAGAAAACATGATTACGGTTGGAACAACAGTACATGCATTTGTGATGGACAACGAAGACCATTGGGGTTCGTGGATGAGGAATGCAAAAGAAGTGAAAGAAAATTATCAACGTTTTGGCGACTGGGTTAACGTTCAATATTTTGCGGCGATTCAAGTAGATACTAGAGGCTTAGAGCCATTCAAGCCTTTTATTAGCAGACTAGAAGAAATTGGTGGTACGTTTTGGACGTACTCGCTTGATGATGGACGTACTGAGGTGAATACTAAAAATAGAATTCGTCATATCACGGTAGGGCAAAATTTGGTTAATGATTTTGCAATGTCTAATCCAGCATGTACACATATGTTGTTTTTGGCTGCTGACACAATGCCACCAGACGACATTCTCCCAAAAATGCTAGAGATGAATCATCCACTATGTGCTCCATACATCACTACGTATGGCTTGCGTGGGCCAGTAGTTTCTCAGTACTCATTCCCCGTAATGGACGCTATGGCGTCTGCGGCTGCAATATTTATTGCAAGAGAAGTTTTTTCAGGTATTCGGTGGAGATGGGACATGGATAGAAACATGTCAGACGACCCATGTTTCCATCACGACGCACTTCATTATTTAAAAATTCCGACATACGTGCGAGAAGACTGTCTTGCGCGACATTTTCCAGAAGCAGTAGGGGCTATTGAAACTCGTGGTCACGATATGACAGTTTACAGGTGATAAAGAAGTTAAGAGAGTTTTATACTGCTAAAGAATTAGCAGAAATATATGCCACACCACACGACCATGCAATATATGGGCGAGGGCATGGCATTCGTGTAAACATGACAATACAACTTGCTAAGGATATGGCCTATCAAGCAGAAGCAAAATCAGTTGCTGACCTGAGTTGTGGTAATGGTGCAATTGCCAAAGCATTGGATGTTGAGAAGACCATACTTGGCGATTATGCAGAAGGATATAAATACTCTGGTCCGCTTGAAGTTAATTTAAAAAATATTGAAAACGTAGACTTGTATATTTGTTCAGAAAGCATTGAGCATGTTGAAAACCCAAGTTCAGTCCTAAAACTAATAAGAAGTAAATCACAAACACTAATCCTTTCAACCCCAATTGATGCTTGGGATGACACGAACGATGAGCACTACTGGGCTTGGGGTAAGCAAGATGTTGAGATGCTTCTGAAGAATGCTGGTTGGACTCCAGATGTTTTTGTTATGCTGGACACGACCGTATTTGGCGAACCATATATATACGGAATATGGGGATGTAAATGAAAATTCTTATTACTGGCAACGCTGGTTTTGTAGGAGGGTATTTCCACAAAGCGCTTGATGGTCACGACATAACGGGCATAGATATAAAAAACGGAATAGACGCCCGTAGATTTTTTGCAACAGACGAAACCCAATTTGACCTAGTAGTTCATTTGGCAGCGATAGTTGGAGGAAGAGCCACCATAGAGGGCGAGCCACTATCTGTCGCAGTAGACCTAGCTATTGATTCCGAACTATTTCAGTGGGCGCTGAGAACAAAACCAGGAAGGATTATTTATTATTCTTCTTCGGCTGCCTATCCAATAAAATTACAAGACTATGGTTCTACGCATCATCTGACCGAGTCGGATATTGACTTAAACAATATTCAATCCCCCGATTACACATACGGTTGGGCGAAACTCACCGGAGAGATGCTTGCAAGTTATGCAGAAAAAGAAGGGCTAAGAGTCCATGTATTCCGTCCGTTTTCTGGATACGGCGAAGACCAGTCGCTTGATTATCCCTTCCCGTCATTTATTAAACGTGGTGTTGAAAAAGCAAACCCATTTAAGATTTGGGGTTCGGGTAATCAAGTAAGAGACTTTATACATATGGAAGATGTTGTTGCGGCAACACTAGAAGCCGTACAACAAGACATACAGGGTCCAGTGAATTTAGGGCTTGGGCGAGTTACTTCATTTAATGACTTGGCGACTTTGGTGGCAAATGAATGCGGTTATTCTCCTGAGTTCGAAAGAATAATTGGAGCACCAGAAGGCGTTCAATATCGTGTTTGCGACCCTACAAAGATGTTGTCTTTCTATACCCCCAAGATAACTCTTGAAGAAGGAATTGCCAAAGCTGTCTCGTATCTGATGTTGAAATAAAATTGTTTACTTATATTTAGGCTTTAAAAAATGTTAGAATTGGAGGTCCTTTTTAGGAGGCTCCATGAAAATACGGCGTCGCCGTGTCAATAAATCTGCGATTATCATGGCCGTTCCGTCGGTATTCTTCCTATTGCTGTCCATATTTGGTTTTTCTGCTCCTGCTAGGGCATTGACCCCAGCCTTTGAGTCAACCGCGGCAGCAAAGGTAACTTTGGGTTCATTAGCAAGTCGAACCCAATGTGCGGCCCTAAGCAAGCAAGGGATTGGGCCATACACAATGACTGGCACCGATGCCACCTCTGGCAGTTCGTATTCTTATGTAACCGATAAGAACTACACACAAACGGCGCAGTTATACGAAGGTCAAGAATCGCCTGACCAGACCCTGTCTTACACCACATCCACAGGACAAACATATGGCGGACGCAGTGAAGTAATTCGACTTGTCTCTTCGGGCTATATTACTTACAGCAATACTTGCAACAACCATTCAACATACGGTTCGGCATTTGGGCCAGAAATATGGACCGAGCCGTTCCCTGCCACAGCGAATCAATCAATTTCTTTTGACTGGGCTGCTGCTGGTGGCAGTGACGACTACGAAGCATACGGATATTTGGTTAAGGTTTCGGCAAGTGGAAACACATATGACTACGGTTCTAGTTCTACTTCAACTCTGGTTTCATACGGACGTGGGCAAAACCAATCGTGGGTTACATCTAGCGGAATAGTCCCATCTACTGGTTATTACAGATTTAGATTCGTGAATGGTTCCTATGACGCAACTGGCGGTAAAGCCCTTGGTGCGTCAATGTATATTGACTCGGCAATATCTGTAGCCAGCGCAAACACTATTACTTTTGCTCAGCCTTCCGACATAGTTACATCTTCATCAAACCAGACATTTACTGTCTCGGCCACTGCCACTTCTGGATTGTCGGTTACGTTTACATCTAGCACTACAGGTAAGTGCACCGTTGGTTCATCAACAGATAGCAGTGGAACTTCAACCGCAACAGTGACGGTGTTGGCTAGTCAAACAGGAACTTGCACCATCTCCGCAAATAGTTCTTCTAATAACTCATATGTAGCAGCAGCCACGGTGAGCCAGTCGTTTACTCTCCTTGCAGGGTCTACGGCTCCAACAACATCTGGCGGAACATCAATGTCTGGAACTGTTGCTTACGGGAATACTCTGACCGCAGTCGATGGAACTTGGGGTGACGGTGGCTCTGCCGTAACTGCGACAACCTATCAGTGGCAATCCTGTACTCCTTCTTCGTGTACATGGACAAATATATCTGGCGCAACATCTTCAACATATGTAATTAGTTCAGATGATGTTGCAAAACAAATACGAGTAGCCGTAACTAAGACCAATTCAATCGGTTCACTAACGGCAAACTCGGCTGCATCAATCACTGTCCCTGCTCCAACATCTGTCGTTGTTGCAAATCTTTCAGATACTTCTGACTCGGGTTCTTTGCGTTGGGCCATAACTACAGCAAACGCTTCAGCCACTATTAACACGATTACCTTTGCTTCAGGAAACACTGGAACAATCACTCTTACTTCTGCCCTGCCTGCAATTTCAGACAACTTGACAATCACTGGTGCTGGTTTGACTTCCACCATTATTGACGGAAACAATTTGTATCGTCCATTCAATATCTCGTCTGGCAAGTCGCTGACGATTTCTGACATGACACTTAAAAAAGGGCAAGCCACAAACGGTGGTCTTGTGTATAACGGTGCAGGCACTTTCTCTGCAACCGATGTTCGCTTCACGGGAATGACAGCAGGCTCTGCCGTGTTCAATAATGGAGGAGGTTCTGTCTCCACCCTCACGGATACAACATTTGATTATCTATATGTCGGTATTGCTGGAGACTATGGTTCGACGCCATCGGCTTTGAGCCAAACGGATTCCGATTACACAAACCGCACATACGTTTATGATTCGGTTTTTTCTAATAATACTTACGGAATATCTGGAGAAAGATTCTTCAAAATAAACAACACCCAATTTATTAGCAACACACAGGTTGGTGCAGAACTAGGCGGTCTTAACCGTCAGCAGGTAACTAACTCGGTATTTACTTCAAACGGTACGGGCGTGTATTTCTCTTCATGGATTCCGACGGGTTGGGCGGTTGGTGCTGGTAACCAAACGGTTTCAGGTAATACATTCAATGGCAATACGACTGCTATTCAGTTTGCAAACTCTTGGAACAATGGGTCTTCAATGTACAACGGAGTAAGTGCGAACTCGTTCTCTACAGCTAGTGGAAATACATTTGGCACTACTGCGATAAACACAAACAATTTTTCGGGCTCTGGGTATGTGGAGTCCAATAACACAATCACTGCGGCGTACCTTAACGCGGTCACAAACCTGACTGCCGTTGCAAACGCAGACGGAAGTGTTGACCTTGACTGGGATGCATCAGCGGCAAGTAATACTGCTATCTACGCTTACTCGGTTAGTTTCTATGACCTAACCGTGATTGGTGGAGCAACATCAGGTGGCTGGGGAGTTTGGACTAACCAAGGAACCAACTACTCGTTAAGCACCGGAATGTTCTCTGGAAGTAATCCCGTCACGACTGGATATGGACCTGTGCGCTTTGGTATCAAAGCGGGAAATCAAAGTTGCTTTTCTAATGCAGGCGTAGGTTCATGTGTGTACGGTCCTGAAGTAACTGTTGATGCAACAGTTATTGACCCGACTCCAGTAACAACTACTACCACTAGTACAACTACAACAGTTCCCTATCAGCCCGTTCCTGATTCCAGTAATCCTGGTCAATCCGATAACGGTGCGGGCGACTCTTCGCCAACTGGCACAACAGAGCCACCATACATAATCCCATCACCTGACACAGAATCCACAACGGTGACGCTTCCCGTAGAAACAGAACCTGAAACCGAACTGCCAACAGTAACCATCCCAGAAGGGTGGGAATCAACAGAAACAACTTTACTACCAATTGAAGTAGACCCAACAGAAACTGAAACGGTAGTAGTAATAATTCCACCAGATGATTATACCGTCGTCGATATAGAAGACAACGAGCCAATCACGACGGCCATATTGGACAATATTCTTGAAAATACATTCACTACTGATATTGATGCTGACGAGGTTGGCGCTGTTCTTGACACACTCCTTGGCGCAGAACTTACCGACACTCAGTTTGACAATGTCCTAGAAGCCGTTTTTACCGAAGATGTTTCGGCAGATGTATTCACCGAAGCACTGACAACAATGCTGGATGCAGATTTGACCAGCGAACAGTTAACGGCAGTTTTGGATTCTGCGTTCTCGGAAGATACTTCTGCTGAGAATATGGTATCAGCTTTGGATTCAATCCTTGATGGTCCAATCAGTTCGGGCGACTTGAAAAAAGTTATGGACGCTGTGTTTGACGAAGACATTTCTGTTGAGGACACCATGACCGTACTTGACGACTTGCTTGAAACAAATCTCAGCCAAGCAGAAACAAAAGCAATTTTT